ATACGCGCGACGCAGCTGGCGTTTCTGCAGAACATGCTCGGGCAGGGTTTGCTTGGCAGCGCGGACGGCAGCCTGCCCTTCAGCGTGATCTGTGACACGTCCAACAATCCCCCCAGCCGGACCGATCTCGGCTACGTTCAATCAGATGCGCAGGTGCAATACCAGGCAATCAACGAGAAGTTCATCGTCAACATGGAAGGCGGTCAGACCGTGCAGGTGTCCCGCCAGACTCTGCCGAGTGGCCAGGCGGCGTAAGGAGCTAACCAGATGTCTCTGACCATGTTCTCTATCGGCCGTGACACGCAGTTGGTCCTGATCGGCCCAACCGGACGGATCGACCTGACCCACGTCACGTCGTTCGACAGCCGCCAGATAACCCAATCGGTACGGGTGGACAGGCTGGATGGCACCCACTTGGGCACCGAGTTGCCCAAAGGTTGGGAGGGCAGCTTCGAGCTCGAGCGCGGCAACTCGACCGTCGATGACTTCATTGCTGCGGCTGAGCAGCAATACTTCAACGGCAGCAACCCGCCGCCCAGCACTATGTACCAGTATGTCACTGAGACAAATGGATCCACATCCACCTACCAATATGACAGCGTGACATTCAAACTGAGTAATGCCGGGATCTGGAAGGGTGACAGCAGCGTCAGGCAAAAGCTGGAATTCTTCGCCGTCCGTAGGCGCCGCATCTGATGACCCCGTCTGCATCCATAGTCGCGGTCGCCGCCACCACCGAGAATGTCCTCGACGGCAATGGCCGGCGCCTCACCATCAGGCGGCTTACTGCACTCGATAGGCTCAGGCTGTTCAAGGCGGCCGGCCCAGCACTCGCACAGAATCAGCCATGGCTGGGAATGGCACTCATCGCCTGTTCGGTGGCTGCCATCGACAATGTTCCGATACCTTCACCATCCAATGAACTCCAGATAGAAGCCATGATTGGCCGCCTCGGCGATACGGGGGTCGCGGCGATTGCGCAGGTGCTGGAGCAATCTGCGGAAACCACTACAGCCGAGATGGTAGACACGGCGGGAAACTGAGCAGGCACCCCGACCTGATCGACTGCCTCTATCTGGTCCGGAACGGGGTGCCTTTCGACGTCGCTTTTAGCCTGCCGACCGATGAACGGATGGCATTCGTTGTCGCACTCGGCTCATTGGATGGCAGAACATTCGATTGGCGCACACTGCGTTGGGTAGTCGAGAGTGACCGATAATGACCCCCCGGCGATCGGCGCCAGACTCGCACTCAGCCATGGCGTGTCCGGTGCAATCACCATGGCCGAACGGGAGCTGATGGCACTGGGGCGCACTGTTGCTTCCAGTGGAGCGATGTTAGAGACCATGACGCACCTCGGCGAGCGGCTGAGCGCATTCGACATCAACGCCGCACCAATAAGCGTGCCGACACGTGCTGCACACCCCCACGACGAGCGTGGGGAACAATGGAGCTCCGCGCAAGAACGGGCTCACACTCCTTCGGCATACTGGCCGACTGCTGACGATGTTCCCAAACCGCAAGTGCAGCTGGATCAAGCCCAGCCCCCGCGGACATTGGCGATGCCACGACCCGACGCAAGCCTGATTGAACCTCACCAAGTGGCGAGTCAAAGCGCCGCGATTACACCGCGCAAGCCACCACAGTTGACGACACCCATCGCATCCCTTGTTCCTGGCGTAGTGGCTGCGCCTGCGGCGCCAGCTTCCGTCGAGCCGCCACCGAGCGTCGCGGCGTCCGACCATGCGCCGTCACCATCGAGTGCTCCCGATAATGATGTGTTGATCCGATCATTGCTGCCGCAAGCCATCGCGCAACCAGTTCCGATAGCACCAACCACCGCCACTGATAACATCGGGACACCTCGGGAGAACTCACTGCTGCAGCGGATTGTCATTGGTGCGGTGGCCCCGGGCCTTACGTCACAATCGACACTACCCACCTTCGCGACACAAAATGTCGCGCCGCCGGACAGGGTCGTTTCCAACACGGCAGAGCCGCTCAATGTCAGTCCCGACATGGCCGCACAGCCAGAAGTACCACAGTCGCGAGCAGCTCCCGCGGAGTCGCCGCAGGCCGAGTCAGAGCCGAGGCAAGGCACGATCATCCTGGATGGTGCTCAACTCGGCCAATGGGTAATCGATCACCTCGAAAAATATGCCTCGCGCCCAGGCGCGATGACGACGGGCATCGATCCGCGCATGAGCGCAATTTATCCTGGCGCTCCCACTGGTTCCTGAACGCATGGAACAATTTGGTATACCATTCGTCCTCTGGTTCAACGACGAAGCACCGCCCTCCCTTACCGCGATGACAGCACCCGTTGCTATCGCAGTGGCGTTCCACTGCGACAGCGCGGCAACCTTGCAGGGCGAGGCAAATACCGGCCAGCGCGCGGTTACGACATTAAGCGAGGGCGCCCATGGCTGATGTGGCGTTGCTGCTCGGTCCGATCGTCTTTCAAGACTTTGAAATTCCATCTGGAATCAATTTCGGTGGCAGGCAACGCTTCGCCCTGCATCGCCTGCCAAGCGGGTCGCGGGTGATCGATGCATTGGGGCGCGACGATGCACAGATCAGCTTCTCCGGCATCTTCGCGGGTTCAGACGCAATACTTCGTGCTCGCAGCCTGGACGAATTGCGCGTCGCTGGTATCGCTTTGCCGCTGACATGGGACGTGCTGTTCTACACAGTACTGATCAGTGACTTTTGCGCCGACTATCGCAGCAGCTGGTGGATTCCTTACCGCATCGTCTGCACTGTGATCCAGGACGAGGCATCGACACTCTTGGTATCGGCGGTTTCGCTTGCCACCGCTGCGCTAGCAGATGTGGGCGCAGCCACCGTTAACGCATCGTACGCCGGTGTGGACCTGTCGCCGCTGCAAACGGCACTTGCGGCACAGGGGGCCACCACTCGAGGCACGGCCGCCTATACCGCCGCCCAAGCCTGCCTCATCGACGCCCGGTCTTCAATAAGAACCGCCATCCAAGCGTCTGAAAACACACTTACCGGAGTCAGTGTCGCGGATGTCGAATCCGCCCCGGTAGGAGTAGCGGGGCTGACGGCTGCAACCGATGCTGCTGGTCAACTCAGCTCACTTTCCTCCGCCGACTCCTACGTCCGCAGGACTGCAACCAATCTGGCAAACGCGAGCACCTGACCATGAAAAGTATTCCCGTTGCCGGCGACAACCTGTTCCGCATCGCCGCCGTTCAACTTGCTGATGCAACTCAGTGGATACGCATCGCGGAGCTCAACGGCCTCTCGGACCCGATGCTTGCTGGAGTAAATACATTGCTGATCCCAGACGTCGACCCTAGTGCTGGAGGCGGCATTGCCGCCCAATGAATCGCGAGCCACCTGGCGTGCTCCGCGCCTACAGATCGTCGCCAACGGTCAGGCTGTCGTAGGTGCAATGGATGCTGAGGTGGTCTCCAATAACTACTATGCAGCGGATCGGTTTCGGGCCTCCGTTGCGTTGGGTGTCGACGAGTGGGCCGGAGCATCTTTCTGGGCCAGTGAGCCAGATATTCTGCTGGACATTCAGTTCAGTGTCGATGGCGGCGCATCGTTTGTCAGCCTGATGCAGGGGGCCATCGACAGCGTGAGCATTGATCCCGCGCTCGGGTTGATTCATCTCGATGGCCGCGATCTTACGGCCGCACTGATCGAGACCCGCACACGGGAAACGTTCGCAAATCGCACATCGAGCGAGATCGCTTCGATCCTGGCTGAGCGCCATAGCCTGACGGGTGTCACCGACGACGACCCCGGTGGGCCGTTACTACCAGAGTGAGCACGATCGAATCACACTAGACCAATTCAACCATGCCACTACCGAATGGGACCTCCTTGTCTTCCTCGCTCGGCAGGAAGGGTTTGATGTCTTCGTCCAGGGTCAGACGCTCTGCTTCCAACCCGTAACACAGGTGGGCGATCTCGCAATGTCTTTGCGACCTGAGGATGTGATCGACCTTCGGCTGGAACGGTCGCTGACACTGGCGCGCGATATCGAAGTGGTCGTGAAAAGCTGGAACTCGAGGCAGAATTGTGCATTCATTCAGCGGGCGCGTGCCGCTGGACAGAACGGTACCAAACGATCCAATGGATCGCCTCAACGCTATGTCTTCGTGCAGCCGAACCTTACGCCGGATGATGCATCGAAATTCGCCCAGCGGAAGCTGGCAGAGCTGACACGCCATGAGCGCACAATCAGGATCAGCATGCCGGGTGAGCTTTCGCTCAGTCCGCGGAGTATGATCGCGCTGGAAGGTACCGGCACGGAATTCGACCAGACCTATTACGTCGACGTTATCGAACGCCGGCTGAACCAAGACAGCGGGTTGACCCAGCGTATTCTGGCAAAAAACACCTCCCCTCGGACCGAGACGACGTTTGGCGGCGACAACCCCAGCAACGCCGTGTAGCGCATGGAGCGTCTCCTCAATATCATCAAGCAGCACGCCGGTGCGCTTGATCAGGGTGGCGGTCAGCCGCGCTTCGCCACGGTCACATCTGTGAATGCGACCACCGCGACTGCACGGGTCACGCTGCAGCCAGAAGGTGTGCTAAGCGGCTGGTTGCCGATCCTGTCCCCTTGGACCGGCAATGGTTGGGGCATTTATTGCCCGCCTTCTCCCGGCGACCAGGTGCTGGTCGTCTCACAGGAAGGCGCTGCTGAACATGGAATCATTATCGGGCGCGCATTCTCAAACACCCAGACATCGCCCGCCACGCCGGTTGGCGAACTTTGGATGACGCACAGCTCCGGCAGTTTCATCAAACTGCAGAATGACGGAACGATCCAGATGCACGGCGACCTGCACGTCACGGGAGATGTCTATGATCGGCAAGGCTCGCTGTCGCGTCTGCGCAGTCATTACGACACACACACGCATACCGATTCTCGTGGTGGCACGACGACCGTCCCCAGTCCATCGGACTGAACATCATGCCTGATGCGTCGCATCAATGGGGCTCCGATCTGGTGATTGGTGCCACCGGTGACATTGCCACCGCCGCAGGTTCGCTGCTTGGCCAGCAGCGCGTGCTGCGCCGCCTTCTGACCAATCCAGGTGACTACATCTGGCAGCTTGACTATGGTGCAGGTCTGGCCCGCTTCATTGGCCAGCCGACCAATGCACTGCAGATCAGAGCTGTGATCCGCAGCCAGATCTTCAAGGAGGCTGCGGTCGCGCGCCAGCCCGAGCCGTTGATCGATGTGCAGGTTGCTCCCGGCGGAGCGTCCGGTACAGTCTACGTGCACATACGTTATGCGGATGCCGACAGCAGTGAGACACAGGTGATTCCATTTTCGGTCTCTAGCTAAGGTCATGCAGCTTTCCCTCCGCACATTCAACACGCTTGTGCAGTCGATGGTGACAGCCGTTGAGGCATCCGCGACTCAGCTTCTTGACCTGACGGTCGGCTCCACACTGCGTGCGGTGCTGGAGGCCAATGCCTCAATCGGGTTGTGGATGCAGTGGCTCATTCTTCAGGTGCTGCGAACAACGCGCGCGGCCACCAGCAATGGGGCCGATCTAGATAGCTGGATGGCCGATCTGTCGCTGATTCGACTGCCTGCCGTTGCCGCCACTGGAACCGTAACCCTTTCACGGTTCACGCCGGGCATGTCTGCATTGATTCCGGCCGGTGCGCTGGTCCGGACCGCGGACGGAACACAGACGTTCGCAGTAAACGCGGATGCGTCGCAACCCTCCTGGTCGGCTGCGAACAATGGCTATGTCGTGGCCAACGGCATCGCGTCCCTTGACGTGCCAGTGACCGCTCAGACGGCAGGGAGCGTTGGCAACGTGCAGGCAGACACAATCTCCTTGCTGGCATCTGCCATCCCTGGCATCGACTCCGTCAACAACGCGAGCGCCTTCCAGAACGGCCTGGACGCTGAGTCCGACGATGCATTCAGAGGCCGGTTCCGCAACTTCATTGCCAGCCGATCGCGCGCCACACCACTGGCGGTCGGCTATGCCATCAGCAGCATTCAACAAGGGCTTAACTACGCGCTTCAGGAGAATATCTGTCCATCAGGCCAGCCACTGATGGGCAGCTTTGTGGTAACGGTCGACGATGGATCCGGAAGCCCTTCGACCGCATTGCTGTCCACGGTACAGTCCGCGGTTGATGCGGTGCGGCCTGTGGGGTCAATCTTCAGCGTGCAGCCGCCGATCGTGTTCACGACCAACGTTTCCCTCACCATCACCGCTCTGGCCGGAACGGCCGAGGCGCCCATTCAGGCGCTGGTCGGCAACGCAATCGGCTCCTACATCAACGGGCTGCCCATAGGGGCAAGTCTGCCTCTGACCAAGCTTGCCCAGATCGCGTATTCGGCAAGCCCAGCGGTGGTCAATGTCCGTGCACTGTTGACAAACGGAAGTGCAAGTGACGTCGCCGTGCCTCCCAATGGTGTCGTTAAGACCGGCATCATCGCGGTGAACTGACATGACGGGCGATCAAGGGGACATGCTTGCGCGGCTGCGCACAGTATTGCCGGCGCGCTGGTTCCCGGACAGTGCTCCAGTACTGGACGCGCTGCTGGGCGGTCTCGCGTCCGGTTGGAGCTGGGTTTACCAACAACTCCAGTACGTGAAGGCGCAGACGCGCATCGCGACGGCGAGCGATATATGGTTGGACATCATTGCGCTCGACTTCTTTGGCGACCGGCTGACCAGACGGGCAGCCCAAGGCGATGCGGCATTTCGAAGCAGGATCCAGCGTGAACTGTTCCGTGAACGCGGGACACGCGGTGCAGTCGTCTCGGTCTTGCAGGATCTAACGGGGCGTGAACCGATTGTGTTCGAGCCTGCCCGATCAGCCGATACCGGTGGCTACACGTCGTTGAGCGGCCTTGGAGGTGGTGTTGGCTACGGTATCGCCGGAGGATGGGGCAGTCTCTTGCTGCCATTTCAATGCTTCATCACGGCCTACCGACCGCTCGGCAGCGGTATTGCCGCGGTGAGTGGCTGGGGTGGATCAGTGGGTGGCTACGGCGGGGGCACGATCGAATACGCCAGCCTCGAAATGGTGCAGGGCCAAGTGACAGACGGCGACATCTTAGCGGCCGTCGCTGACGTGCTGCCGGTCACTGTCATTGGTTGGACCAGGATCACCAACTGAGCTGCTTCTACGATCAGCAAAGAGGATCTCATGGACAGAATCCTGGTCTATCCGGGAAGCATCCCGCTCGATACCGATATGCTCAATACAAATCGGAACACGATGATCGCCCTGGGATATCTCGCCCAGACGATACTCGGCGGCAACACGATCGTCGATGGACTTGTCTGCTCGCCCACGGCGCCAGCGTCGATGACAGTAACAGTAGGGCCAGGAAGCATCACCCAGCTGTCTGTCGTGGACACTCTCGCGTACGGATCGCTGCCGGCTGACACAACTGATCCGCTGGTCAAACTGGGTGTCAATCTCACCGCCACATCGTTCACGCTTGTGGCGCCTGCCACCTCCGGTCAGACGGCCAACTATCTGATCCAGGCCGCGCTGCTGGAGAGCGACACCAATCCAGTGGCGCTGCCATACTACAATGCTGCCTACCCGACGCAGCCATACAGCGGCCCGAACAATTCAGGTGTCGCGCAGAACACCTGCCGCATTCAACGAGTGCAACTGCAGCTAAAAGCGGGTGCGGCTGCAAATACCGGCTCCCAAGCCACTCCCCCGGTCGACAATGGGTGGGTGGGACTCTACGTCATCACCGTATCGTACGGACAGACAGCGATCGGTGCAGCAAACATTTCACTGATTGCGACGGCCCCGTTTCTCGGCTGGAAGCTTCCGGCACTGCGTCCAGGGGTCGCCTCGGGTGTGAAGACATTCCTCACCAATGACACCTTTGTCGTGCCGTTCAATGTCTCGCAGGTGGAGGTCGAGGTCTGGGGTGGCGGATCGGGGAGCTACGCGTCGTACGGCAACATCCCAAGCGGTGGCGGCTCCGGCGGTGGCTACGCACGGAAACTGATCACCAAGTTGAACTCGGGTCAGACGATCCCGGTGACCGTTGGCGCTGGCGGCGCTGCTGGAAATACCAGCGGAGCACCACCCTCGGCCGGTGGCACGTCCAGCTTCGGCACCTATGTCAGCGCGACGGGTGGCAGCTTGAACGGTCTTGCCAGCGTGGGAAATCCCCAGAACGGCGCGACACCGGGTGGCATCGGCATATCCGGTGACATCAACCTCATCGGCTCCTCCGGCCAGGCCGGTGTCTTGAACCAAGGCGGGCTCGGTGGCGGCGCCCCGATGGGTGGCTGTCAGAACGGCGGAACGTGGGGCAATTCAGGCAACTCTCCCGGCGGAGGCGCGTCCGGTGCCGGCACTGGGGCGAACAGCAGCACGCCGTACAACGGTGCACCGGGAGCGACCGGTCTGGTCGTCGTCAGATGGTAGGAGCGCCAATGAAGACCTATGCACGAATACAAGACGACCTGGTCGCCGAATTGTTGAGAACCGACGGCGATATCACCAACATGTTCAACCCGGCACTTGTCTGGGCGGACGTCACATCGCAGCCGGACATCGCGGAGGGTTGGCATTTTGACGGATCGAAATTCACGCCACCACCCACGCCGCCGGCCGTTGCACCCGTCCCGACGATCGCCGAACTGCGTGCTCAGCTGACAGCACTGAGCGTGGCTCTCGCGAAGCTATCCGGCAAAAACTGAGTACGCTACTCGCTACTCCATCAGGATCCTGGCATGCCCACTCCAGCAACACACATCTGGAAACCCAGCAACGCGCGGACTGTCATCCTGGATTCATTCATTCCGGTGCCGCGCGGCTCCTGGACGGTGCCGCCGGCGCCGCTGAACTGGCCGACAAAGGATCCCGGCGACGTTCTGGACTATCAGTTCGACATATCACCCGCGCTCGTCGGCAACGATGGCGATGCAATCGCCACGCTCGATATAACAATTGAACCCGCAAACCCGGGCGATCTCATTCTGAACAGCGCGACAATCGATGGCGCGGTCGCAATCCTCTGGTTATCAGGGGGTCAGCCGGGGACGATCTACACAGTGAACCTTGTGATCGCCACGATGAATGGCCGCACCATCAATCGCAGCGTTCTGTTGCCGGTTGTCTATCTGTCGGTGCCGCCAATCCCAGCCAATGCCCTGATTACCGATGTTGGTGTCGTCTTGACCGACCAGAACGGCAATCCGGTTCTCACGTCGTCGTAACCAGGGCCGCTCCAGGGTGGCCAACCCCCCTTAGGCAACAAGACACAGCACGTGCAGCCACGTCGCTGCGCCCCGAAAGGCCGTCTCGATCATGCCGACAATCGATCAGCTCGCGCCTGCCACGGCCGCGTCCGACAACGACGAACTGCTCGTCAGCCAAAGCGGCATTGTCCGCAAGGTAACCAGGTCACAGGTTCTGGCGGGCGTCCAGCCACAGCTTGCCGTCACCTCCGGAAGTCTCCTCGGCCGTGTCAGTGGCGGCACGGGCAACCCCGAGCAGATCAGGATCGGCGCCAACCTAACCCTGACCAATGGCGCCTTGTCGGCGAATGACACATCCTTCGACATCTCATCCCTGCCCGCCGGCACGGTACCGGCCAGCGTCGATCTGGTTCCAGTCGGGCAGGGCGGCAGCAACACCGCCGTCACCTACACACAGTTCATGAGTGGGCTTGCCGGCATCTCCAATGTCGATGGTAGCCAGTTGCTGGTAACTCCGACCGGCAGGACATCGCCCACCAAACTGGCCGACTTTGCGGCGAGCGCGCTAACGCTGGCTGGTGGCACGCTGACCGGAGCACTGACCCTGGCCACTGATCCTGCCGGGTCTCTGCAGGCGGCAACGAAGAAATACGTCGATGGACAGATCGCCACGACACTGCCCAGAACCGGCGGCAGCCTTTCAGGCGCCCTGACCCTGGCCGCTGATCCGACGGCGTCCTTGCAGGCGGCCACCAAACAATATGTCGACGGACAGGTTGCCACCGCGGTTCCAAGGACTGGGGGCACGCTCACTGGCGCGCTGACTCTGGCGGCCGATCCTGCGAATTTGTTGCAGGCTGCCACCAAGCAGTATGTCGATGCCCGCGTATCGCGGAGCGGCGACACGCTCACCGGGCCACTGGTGCTCGCCGGCGATCCGGCGACGCCGTCGCAAGCGGCGACGAAGGGATATGTGGATGCGCAGCTGTCCAGCGCCCTGCCCAAGACTGGAGGCACGCTTTCCGGCGCCCTGACTCTGGCGGCCGATCCCAGCGTGTCGATGCAGGCAGCCACCAAGCACTACGTCGACGCGCAGGCCGCCGCATCGCTGCCAATCAGCGGTGGCACCCTGACCGGCCCGCTCTCATTGCCATCGAACCCTGCCTCGCCGCTGCAAGCGGCGCCGAAGCAATATGTCGATAGCCAGGTCGCCTCGGCGGTTCCTCTCGCCGGAGGGACGCTGACCGGTGCATTGACGCTGGCGGGCGATCCCACGTCCTCCCTGCAGGCCGCGACCAAGCATTACGTGGATACCATCGGTGGCAGCACCACCGGTGTCATCAACGTTCGCTCCGCCCCGTACAATGCCCAGCTCAACGGCGTCACGGACGACACCGCGGCGTTCAAGGCGGCGTATCAGGCGGCCCCGGCCGGCTCGGTCATCTATGTACCGAACGGCGTCACTGTTCTGCAGACCCCGCCCACCTGGGGTATCCCCCTAACCAAGCGAGTGAAATGGATCGTCGACGGCACTTCACTGCCTGACGGCACACCCCTTGCGAACGCAATACCAGGCGGCGGCGGTCCAGCAAGTAATTACTTGCCGGGGATCGTCGTCGGCAACAGCGCAACCAGTGCCGAAGTCTCGCAGAATGGTTCCCAGCCCACGGACTTCGCCGTTGCCCATTCGTCCTACATTGTCAACCATGCCGGAGGACCAGCCGGCGGCGTGGTCATCGCAAATTCGCGCAACGACACGATAATCTACAGCAGCCCGAGCAATTTCGTCTGGGGCGGGATCGACAGATTGCTATGGTGCGGATCGCAAACTCCGAGCGGTACCCCTACCGCCGAGCACGTAGGGCGGTACGTGCAGACGATCAGGCAGAATGTCCAATTGGATTCGTCCGGTAGGGCATTGCCACAACCCCATCTCTGGGCCGCCTGCCTGGAATACCGCGACATCACCGGGCTGCCATCGAGCATGGCAGCTTCCTCGATAACCGCAGAGATGGACTGGTTCGGCAACGGTCCTGATGATGGCGCCCAGCGTCAGATTCAGTCTCTGGTCATCGGGCAGCACAACACGTCCGGTCTGCCGGTCGAAGTTAGCTCAATCATCGGCGTCTACCTGGCGGCTGGATGCACCGGCCATGCCTACAAGGTATTCAACGTCAATGTGCCATTCTCGACATCGGTCCTTGACACCACCTATGCCCAACAGATGGCAGGAGCGGCGGCGATCCGGATGGCTGCCGGTCACGCGATCGCCTTTGAGCCCACAAACAGTTATCGGCTCGCTTACGACAGCACCACGAACACGCTTCGATGGAACCAGGGCAGCCTCTCCTATCCGGTAGGCAAGGGAATATCGGTCGGCTGGCAGACCATCTATGCCACCAGTGCGACGCTGCCGAACTCCGTATCCGGCAATATTATCTTTCTTGTCGGCGCTTCCCCCTACACGATCACACTTCCTGCGGCGAACAGTGTCGCGGCCGGCACCGGTTACACACTCTCAGTAATCGGCTCGGCCAATGTGACGATCGCGACGACAGGCAGTAACACGATCGACAATGGGCCCATGACGCTGCGCCCGAATGATCGGTATCACATCGTCTCAGACGGCGTGTCAACCTGGCGCGAAGTCTTCCGAACGAATGCGGTCAACCCACACTTTTCCGGTCCGCCCGTGTTGCCCTCGTACACCGTGTCGACTCTGCCCGGCTCCCCCGGCGCTGGAGCCAAGGCCTTTGCAACCAATGGCCGCAAGCCGAATGAAGCAGCGGGCGCCGGCACGGGTGTCGAGGTCTTCTACGACGGCGCGCGCTGGATCTCGGTATGCGGTGGTTCGCAGGTCGCGGCATGAGCCCGAAAGACTGCCGAGCACGAGTCAGCCGCTGCGCAGGATGATGCGATGCCGACGATTTCACAGTTGCCCGTTGCTACGGAAGTCGCTGCCGAGGATGAGGTCCCGGTCAGTCAGGCTGGAGTGACCCATTCGGTCAGTGTCGGCACACTGTTGGCCAGTACGCAGCCTGCAATCTTCAGCGACACAGGCACCCTGCTCGGGCGCGTCAGCCTCGGTGCCGGTGGCCCGGAACCTGTTACCGTCGGCGCCGGTTTGCTGTTGAATGGTGGCACGCTCTCCTCGCCCGCCTTCAATCTTGCGGGCCTTCCCCAGCAGATCACTCTGTCGCCGACAGACTATGCGATGCTGAACAGCGATGGCCTGCTCACATTGCTGCCGCTGTCGTCGCTGCGAGGCCTGTTCTCGGCGGGCGCGAATATCAGCATCGATGCCACCGGGACAATATCAGCCACTGTGACGAGCGGTGGCCCACCCTACAGCATTACGAGCCTCGCGCCGGTCACGACGGTTTCCAGCGGCGATCTGATCGGCATAAGCCAGGCTGGCATCGATCACGCCGTCACATATCAGAACCTGCTCGATGGTCAGACTATCGACGCAGCGAGCGCAGCCGCGCCGGCATCCGACGCGGATGCATTTTGGGTTGGCCAAGGCTCGAGCACGATGGTCGCCCAGACCTTCAGCGCGGTCTGGACATGGATCAAAGCGAAGCTGCCGACCTACAGGCGCCCCGTAGTGGAGATCTCTGTCAACACCACCCTCGATGGCACGATGCACAACGGCGCCATCCTGGTCTGCTCACAGCCGGTCACGCTGACGCCGGCATTTCCGAACATGGGCAGTGGTTTCACCTGCAGCGTCGTTAACGTCTCGGGCGGCAACGTCACCTTCGCATCCGGCATCATCACATCATCCGGCTCGCAAACGCTGCCCACCGGTCAGGCAGCCGAACTGCGTGCGTTCGCCTACACAGGCGGCAGTGTTGTGTTCGCTGGCATCACTGGCGGCGTGGCGCTACAGCCGCCTGGGCAGGTGACCGGCCTGGTCATCGGGGCAACGACGCCGTCGAGTATTGCGCTGACGTGGCAGGTGCCGGCGACCGGCGGTACGCCAACTGGCTACATCGTCAACTATCGCGTCACATCGGTTGGCGGCGCCTGGACAGCACAGAGTGCGGCCGGAACTGGCCTGACGGTCTCCGGCCTGGCGGCGGCAACGCAATACGACTTCGAGGTGATTGCCAACAATGCTGCTGGTAGCGGCGCAGCATCGTCTGTCGTGACCAGCACAACGCAGGTGGCGCCCACACAGGCGCCCGGCCAGGTTGCCGGACTCACGGCGAGCAATCCCACCGTCAGCACGATCAGTCTGTCATGGCTGGCGCCGAGCACTGGGGGCGCGGTTGCAACTTATACGGTGCAGTACCGCAACAGCGGCGGCACGGGCTGGAACACCGCAGCGGCCGGCACCACAGGCACCAGCTATCAGGTGACCGGGCTATCGCCGGTGACGGCATATGATTTCCAGGTGTTCGGGGTGAATGCCGCGGGCAGCGGCACGCCTTCGGCGACGGCGAGTGCCACGACCACGATTGCCCCGCCAGGTGTTCCCACAGGTCTGACGGCGGGCACGGCGACGGCATCGACGATGCCGTTGAGCTGGGCGGCGCCGGCGAGCGGCGGCGCCGTGTCCAGCTATTCGGTTCGCTGGTCGCCGCACAATGCGAACACCTGGACCACCAACGGCAATATCAGCGCCACGTCAACGACGCTTACCGGGCTCACTGCCAACACGTCATACGATTTCGAGGTACAGGCAGTGAATACTGCAGGCAGCAGTGCCTGGACGACACCGACAACAGCTGTCACGACTGGCAACTACCTGCTGACCGCAGGCACTAGCCCGACGGCCGGCTCCACCTGGCCGAAAAGCACCAGCGGCATTGCCGTCAATGTGAATGACGACAGCACAGCCGTCGACGGCAGCCACAGCATTCCGGCTGCGGTTTCGTTCGGCTGGTCGCTCAGCAATACCGTTGCGCCAACCAGCGGCCTCACCGCTGCGGCAGGAACCTCGCAGAGCATTCCAGGCATGACCGGGCATAATCTCTGGTATCAGTGGATCAGTGCGCCGAGTTCTTCGGGCGCCTACTACTTCTGGGCCATCGCCAAGGATCCCGGCGGTGCGGCGGTCGCGACATACGTTTCGCCTTCCGCTTTCGCGGTCACCTGATCCGATCATGGGCACGGCACTCGTAGCACCTGGTCGCGCCATGCTATTCGCGCGCGGCCGCGCCGCGCTGTGGCGAGCATTGCGCGGTGCGAGTGGTGGCGGTGTTGGTGGCGGTACGTTCGCAGGCCCCTATCCAAGCGCCATCGCTGGCATCTCAGGCTGGTGGGATGCCGGCACGTTCGATGGATTGCTTGACGGAAGCGCACGCCCGCTCCCGGCGTGGAACAGCCCCGCGGCGAGCGTCGCTGACAAGAGCGGCAACGGCAACGCGCTGGTGGCATACCGTGTAAGCGGCAGCACATTGCCGCAGGCAACCCCGCGATTGAATGCATTGCTTGGCGGTGTCGGCCTCAACACGGTGGTTCCGCCAAACGCGACGCCGCAATCGGGCTGCTATCTGCCGCAGCTTGATCCCGATCAGGGTTTCTGCCTTGCGACAGCCAATCTTGGCGCCGCGGTTGGCTGGACGTGGTATCTGGTCTGGTCGCGGCCGAACTGGAGCCAGGGAGTCGCGGGGCCGATAACGCTGCTGAGCGCTGGCGGGACGACCATCCTTCAGGCCGATGGTGCGAGCGACGCCGGCGGTCGCCTTATGTTGTTTTCCGGCGCGGCTATGCGGGTCCTCACGTCATCGCTTGAGCGGCGGCACACCCACTCGATCATTATCCGTAACACGCCGGGTGCTGGCGTCGATGCCTGGCTTGACGGCAACCAGGTGGCGAGCGGTTTAGCCAATCCGTTGTCCGGCAGTGCACCCGGTGCGTTGTTCGTCCTCCAT